GCGGCATTGTGCTGAACAGAAGACCGGCTTCGAACGGCTTTGCAATCGCCAGAAACTCATTCTCAAGCCCGAATCCCTTGAGCGGGATAAGAAGATTACCCTTCTTGAGGTAATCCGGAAGCTCTTCATAAGCCTCATCGCCATCGTTCATGTACTCAAGGGCGAGAGATATCGCAGCAAGCATGGCCCCGCGAACGAGGAACTTCTTGCCAAGATTGGCATCCCGTTCTCCAAGTGTTCTTCCACCAAGAACGCGAAGCCCAGCCCTGCCCGCCTGATACAGGACATCAAGACCCTGAATACGGGCGTTCAAGAACGGGATCAGCTTCGTCAGCATGGCAAGAGTTGTGCTAGAGCCCCTGCGGCTGAAGTCCATGATCTGGATGGCCCGGAAGGTGGCTTCAGCTTCGCTGAGCCCCTGCTTCTTGGCAGCCTCGTACACGGCTATACGTGTGGCAGCGTCAGATGCTTCAGACCAAACGCCAAGCCTGTCCCAGAGCATCGCAACGACTCTTGTGGCGCCTTCTGGGCCAACAAGGTTGTGGACGTTGTTCGGGGTCAGTCGGCGGCGGATGATGGCAGCAAGCTCTGCTGGCTCCCTCATGGCGAGATCGTAGGAACCAACAACACCGCGCCCCATAAGGGCTTGGAAACTGGAGCTACCCTTAAGGGCTTTTGCAAACCCGGAAGCTGTACCCAAGAACGGTGTGATATCCTCACCGCTCGTGATCCAAGAGGAGAGCGTATCGCGGATAAGGTTGGTGATCATGAAGGCCGGGTCACGGGTCACCGATTCACGGATGAACTGTGTGGGCATACCCATGATCTGCATGGCCTTACCCATGTCCGTCCGGTCATCAGACCCGAGTGCCGTAACAAGCAGGGGATCGCTGACTGCGAACCTTCTGGTTACGCCAGCCTCACGATAGAACATGACCTGTTCGGACTCGCCTCGTGCTGGGTCTGGCTTCTCAGAAGTTCCGAGAAGGCGAGCCTCGCCCATATCCTTGGCAAGTTTAAACGCTTTATTCGTTGCGATATTACGAGCAATGGAGTTCATCCAGAACTGTGTGTTCTGGACAATCACGAACATGGGATCGTCAATGAGGTTCCCATACTCGGAGCCTTTATACTCGCGAAGATCAAACTTGCCAGCAAGCCTCGTTGTACCACCCGGCACAATCTCTTCCTCAAACACCTCACGATAGAAGCCATAGTAGTCCATCTTCTGCGTGAGGCTCGCAAGTTCCTGAGATGTGATCACGCCAGCGTCTCGCGCTGCTGTGATGAGGTTCTTGTTGAACCTCTGGTAGGACTTGTAAGCCTCCACAACCTCAGGATAGTTTGCCTGAGTGAACGAGATCGTGGTGTTGATGTACGTATTGTCAAGCTCACGCGGCACAGGCTTTCCTGCGGCACGAAGCCCGATTGCACGCATTGCCGTTGCGTAAGACTTGAATACTTCTCGCTTGTCCTTCTGCTCGTTTGTGAGAGAATCAACCGGACCCGGCTCAAGCAAGGTGGCAAAAATCTTCATCAGGCTGTCGGGATCTTCCTCTGCCGCAATGGTCGCAGACTGAATGTCCCCGGGGCGATCAAACTTGATGGCAGGCTTGCCCATCATGATGACGGAGGCCGTAAGCTGAGAAGACCTACGGAACCAAGCAAGCGCCGCTGTCGCAGAATAGTCCGCGTTCAGGCGTTCGAAGTTTCCTGTTGACTTCTGGTTCGCTGCCTTCTCAAGATACTCAACATAAGCAGAGCTATCGACACCAGCCACACGAGCGGATGTGAAGAATCGCGAGGCCGCGCTCATATCAACTTGGCCGTATACCGTGTTGAGCGTCTTGCCGGTGGTTGGGTGCCCGAAGAAGAAATCGAACATGCTCTTGTAGAAGGGCACATCAGGTTGCGGCCTGAAAAGCGTCCTGTTGCGTTGCTCTACATAAGGGGGAAGAGGTGCCGCAGAGAAGCGGGCACTATCGGCAGCACCAGCCTCAAACTGGTTGAAGATGGACTTTACTTGCTTTGGGTCAAATACAACGACAACACCATCTGCGAAATCAATGGCATCAATTGTCGGGTCTTTAATTCGTACTTTGTTAAAAAGTTCTCTTTGAGCCTTGCTGTAATTTCCGGCTCTGTTTAGGGTTTTTATGTCTGATTCCGTGAGAGAATACGGGTTTTCGTAGGAAAGATAAACGGGAATCACACGAGATGCTGTGTTCATTTCTGTAAATGTCCAGCCGGGACCGGGCTTGCTGGTCATGCTGTCGTTTTCAATGGCGTACTGCGATGCGGAATTTGGATCATCTGTAAACCAAATACCGCGCTGGCCGCTTTTGAATTTTTCGAAAATCGCATCTTTCGATGTGCCGTGGTAGAATACCTTCGGCGTGCCATCAGGGTTTACAGCCTTACTGTCCGCAAACCATTTGCGGAACTCTTCGGTTCCCAAGGCCGGTGCTGCGGAAAATCGTGCCTCTGTTGTCTCTTCACGACCAACACCTTCCCGGGCACCAACCTCACCGCGATCAATCGACTCAAAGATCTCTTGATACTTGCTGGATTTGAGGACCCGGAAGATGCTGCGGAAGAACTCTGTGATGCGATTGAACAGGCCACCAACCTGACGGGTGTCCTTGTTGTTCTTGCCGTCAACCCAATCCTTGTACATCTCCGCAACGGCTTCTTCGATCACCGCATCGGGGTTTGCATAAATGGGTGTGATCGGGAGACCGTTAGGCGTGTAAATCCTTTCGGCCTTGTCAAGGTATGTGTATGCCTTCCCCGGCACCTTCGTCTTGGAAGCCGCCTTTGAAAGCATTGCCCATTCTGCGGGGCGGATGACACCTTGATCCCGGAGGACATGGATGATTTCATGGTTGAGGGTGCCGAGAAGCTCCTTAACGGCCTGATCAACGCTCGTATCGGGGCGGATGATGCCCGTCGAAAGATCGACAATGCTCTTGATGCCGTTCGGTGTTTTCTCTGTGCGTGCCTGACCGCGAATCAACAGGTTCTTGTCTGTATTGATAAGTTCCTGAAGCTTCACTTCGGCATTGTTGGGGACCTTGCCAGCAAGCCTGCTGCTGAGTTCATTGTAGATGTTCGCATAGCGGTCAATCGTCGCCTGATTGTAATCGCGCACAACCGGGCCTTCTGTCTCTGCCTGAGACAGCGTCCTGCGAACGACAACGGGCTGTTCAGCCTGCTCAACCGGAGGAGCCTCCGCGACAGGCTGTGCTACTTCTTCCGCCTCTGTAATGGCGGGGGCTTCGGCTGGAGCGGCGGTTTCAACTACCCCAATGGGTGCCTCTGGTGCAATTGCCTCTGGAAGAGCAGTTTCTTCAACTGCGCCACGGGAAAACTGAGAGCGAAGATCGTCTTCTTCAAGACCAGCGGCGGGTGTCGGCTTTGCTGTTGCGAGGAAGTCATTGAACTTGCTGATTTGCTTGTTTAAATCATCAACCTCTTCATCTGTTGCCCTTTTGACAAGAGCCTCAGAAACGTTCTGGCGGGCTGCCTCCCGCTTAATGACATCAGGCCGGGACATATATGCAGCGAGGCCTTCAGACCTCGAAACGAGGTTGTCCCTCTCCGCAATGATTTCGTCCGTTGTCCTGTATTCCTTGCCGTTGATCTTTACAGGGAACACGCTCGGAAGCTCTTCCGGCCTCCTGATTGTTATCTTCGCATCGGTGCGCTGCTTGTAAACGTTTACAGCTTCCTCTGCCTCAGACGGGTCAGTAAACTCACCGATTGAATTACCGGCTTCCGTCCGAACAACAAAGCGCGGGAGACCGTCGATCTCCTGCTCAACGATCTCAATATCGCCTTCCACGTTGTACTGACGAAGATCTTCCGCAGCCTGAGATATCTTGCCCTGACGCAAGGCTTGTGCGTTTTCAACAGCCTCCCGGGAGATGTCCTGCTCAAGCTGCCGATAGGGACGGAGCTTCCTGCCAGCCGCAAGCTGGATAACGCCCTCGACAAAGGAACCAGCAAATGCGCCGGTCCCGGCATTGCTAAGGAGGTCCTGACCAATCTGAACGTCAGGATTGTAAACCCCGTACTCCATGATGTCGTTGGCAATACCAGCGGCAGCTTCCTGAGCGCCTTCCGCAGCACCAGCGCGGGTAATCCTGCCAAGCCTGCTCTTAACAATCTGCTCCACAATCGGGGCCTTCGACACCGGCACCTTGCTCAAAAGCGTGCTGAGAGGACCGAAGAAGCGGTTGATCGGCAGGGCTTCAGACGCACCAATAAGACCACTCAGCCGCTGTGCGGCAAGCTGGTCTTCTTCGGAAATCTGCATTCCAGATTCAAGCTGCTGACGAACTGTTTCAGCCCTGCTTCCGGCACCAAGCGCAACACCCTGCAACCCGGCAGTACCAGCAGCAATGCGGGCCGCGACTCTAGGTGCGGCACCGAGTACAGAAGCAGTTTTCGCCGCTGCTGTGCCGGGGATGATGAATGAAGCAACGCTTCCGAGGGCCTCACCAGCCTGCTGGCTGATCGTTGGTTCCTTTGAGCGATCAATCCCGAAGAACTCTCCAAGATATCTTTCAGCCTCTATCGAACCCCGTCCTGCCGGTGTTTCAGCAGCAATTTCCGCAGGATAGAACAGGGATGCGATACCACCGGGGATACCGCTTATGCCTGTCGCCGCGCCATAGAGAAAACGATCCAGAAAGCCAGATTCATCAGATTCCGGCTCTTTTGGTGCCTCTGCTGCTGGGGCCTGACCGGGAATGGATGGGAAGTTCGATGTGAAAAAAGACGAAACTTCTTGATCTGTCGCGCCATCCTTAAAAGAGAATGCGCGTCCCAGTTCTGGAACGTATACAATTCTTGGCATTTAATTACCTGATTTAGCGTTTAAATCCGCCGCTAAGGCTGAATACATCATACGGCACTTCACCATACGCCGAAATACCGAGAGCGGCAAGCTGACCGCTGATGGTCTCAAACTGCTTTTCGTTGGCAATCAAGTCGGACTTGAGTGCTTCCTTTGCCTCTTCAGGGGCCGTAGGATTGGACTCAAGCTCCGCAAGCTGCTTGCGCTTGGATGTGATAAGGTCGCTCAGCGAGTCGCGGCTCTTGATAAGAACATTCGCGTATTCATTGGCGGAAAGCGTTGTGCGCTCCCTTTCGGCAATCTTGGCGGCGCGATCACGTTCGGCAATTTGCATGTCATATTCAAGCATGGCCTTTTCACGGGCGAGATCCATCTCTCGCTGGGCACGAGCCTGTTCACTTGCAGATTCGGCAAAGGCCTGACCGGCACCAGCAATGCTCTGCATCGTTGTCTTGGACGGATCAAGGAACTGCTCAGCCATAGCGAACCAACGCTGAGCCTTCTCCCAATCAGAAGGTTCCTGAGCCGCAAAGAGGGCCTCAAGACGAGCCCGATACTGATCCTCAGTTTCTTCCGGCTTCTTCTGGGCTTCCTGCTGGTTGATCTTGTCCTGCTCAGTGGGGGCAGGGGTAATCTGCTTGTTGGGGGCAGCACGGCGCTTGGCAGCTTCAATATCACGCAAGTTCATTTCGTAATATTCGCCAAGCTGCTTCGCCTTATCAGCCTCAATAACCTTCCTGCGATTTGCCTCAACTGACGCAGGGTCAAGTCCGAGAACCTCAGAGGGAGGACCGCCAAGCATTTCTGTTTGCCAGCCAAGCGGGTCCATCAGCCAATCATACGTGTAGCCAAAACCGCGCCGAACGCGATCACCGAAGGTAAGCTCCGGAACAGGCTCAACACCGACACCGCCAGTTACGGCCTCAGACATACCCTCAACGCTGGGCCTTACGAGACCCTGAGCCTGATAACGCTGCACCATCCCGCCACCGGCCATAGCCTGAGGCTGAACAGCCTGCTGCGCTGCCTGCTGTACTGCCTGCTGGGCTTGGAGTGCCGCAACGCCCAGCATCTGGGGTGTCGGCGGAACGGCAGGAGGCATCTGTGCCGGGGCCTGAATATTCTGCGGCACCTTTGCAAGCTGCTTAGTCAGGGAATCGACAACAGACTCCTTGTTGGCATCTCCAGAAAACTGCTGGCGAAGAGCCTGACGGCGCTGCGCTTCAGCAGCAACCAGAAAGGGCGGGATGTCCGCCACGGGGTTCTGAAGAAGCATCGCAAGCCGTGCGTCCGGAAGACCCTTAAGGAGGTCCTGCTGTTCGATGATGTTAGGCATTTTTATCGCTCATACGAGGTATAGTATTGCGGTTCAAGGTCGGCAAGGCCACCGCCCCGGTAGTAGTACCCCGGGACCAGACCGCCGCCAGCAAAGAAGCTACCGATTGTGCTTCCAATCTTTCCAACGCCCTCTGCGATGCCGCTAAGCCCACCAAGCCCCTGAACAACACCAGCGGCTGTCGAGAGACCGCCAAGGATATTCTGTGCCGTGGATGTCTTCTGGACAGAAGAGGGGACAGGGGTTGTGCCGCCAGAAAGCGGGGCCAGCACGTTCGCCTGCAACCCGGCAAGGTTAAGCGGATACTGCGCCTGAGCCAAAGCCCGCTCTTCCTGCTGCTGACCAGCAGCCTGAGTCGCGGCAAGGTTCGTAAGCTGCATGTTCTTTCGCTGCTCAGCCATGAGAGCCTGCTGGCGGGCGGATTCAGACATGCCAGAAAGACCGGCAAACTCAGCCTCCTTGGCTGCCGCAGTCTGAGCGGCCTCCTGCTGACGGGCAGCCATAAGGCCTTCAAGACCAGAAAGCTCTGTCTCCTTGCCAAACTGCCGGGACTGCTCACCAGCCTGCTCGGCGGCGAGACGATCAGCAATTTCCTTGCTGTAGAGACCGGCACCAGATTCAAATGCAGACTGAAGGCTCTGAGCGTTTAAATCTGCAAGCTGGTTCATGTATTCGCGGCGGGCAAGCTCATCTCGGATTGCCTGACCAGAACCGCCAAAGGCACCAGCGCGGATAGCTTCCGCCTCTCTCTGGCCCCGGCCTTCCTGATAAGCCTGTTCAAGGCGGCGCTTTGCACGCTCTGCCACAAGCTCCTCATAGGGGCTCATGCGCTCCTGAATGTTTTGTGTTGTGTAATCCGCCATCGTGAACTGTGTCGGATCATACTGGCCAGCGGCACCATACATAGCGCCAATGTCAGCGAACGGCGTCTTGTCATATCCGCCAGCTTCGCCATACATGCCATAAAGATCACCGGCCCGCTGAAGGGCCTGCATCTGCTCGGGGTCGCCATACATGTAAAGGGATGGGATCCCGGCATAATATGCCTGTGTGTACGGGGAAACGGCAGGATAGCCCGCAGTTTCGGCGGCTTTTGCGCCAGACTGTGCGCGGGCAAGGGCGTCCTTGATGTACGCTTCAATCGCCTTGCCAGTAGTCGTTGTTTGTGTAGCCATTTTTTACGCCGGGAGGAATTCGCTGGGGTTGATGGGCTCTACGCCCTTGATAAGCTCGGAGCCCTCTTCACGAAGACGGGCAACCATTGCGTCGAGAACCTTGGCACCAGCTTCTGTGGAGCCATCCCCAAGAGTGGCAACAGCCCAAGCCGGGATCACATATTCACCGCTGGCAATCCGGACATCTTCTCGGCCATCAATTGACCCGGGGACAAGATCTGCAACGCCGCTTCCGGGGCCGCTGACAACACCACCATCCGCGTAAGAACGCATAAGCTCCGCTGTGGCATCCGGGCCGAATGTCTTGTCATACGCATCAAGTGCCGCACGAGGATCCGGGTGCTGACCGCGAAGGGCAGCGATGCCCTCAGAAACAACCCCGCCCTTTGCCAATGTCTGTTTCACAACACCACCCTTTGCCATTGTCTGACCGGGAACGGGCTTGTTGTAGGGCATCAACGGGGTAATTGTCTTGCCGCCAAGCCCGGAAGTCGAGGCTGTGGGGTTGGAGATATTCGAAAGCTGCGGAGCAGGGGAAGAGGGCTGCTTCTGCTGAATAGCATTGATACCCTCATTATAGCCCAATACGGGCTTTCCCATAAGTTCCTGAGGCTGCTCATACTGGCCCAGCCCAAAGCCCTGCGGGATGTTGTTGAAGTACATTTTAGCTCACAATTTTAAGGGTGCCACCGTCAGACCAAACGCTGCCAGATGGAAGCCCCGTGGAGGAAGTTGGGATATTCTGAATCGTCAAAGCCGAAACAGGGAACTGCACATTCTGCTGTGTGAGGTCGGAACCTATCGTTATCGGGCGAATGGCATTCAACCGATTGATAATAAATGATAGCTGCTTCAGGAGCCTGTTCATGTACTCCTGATTGTAATCCTTTGGGGGTAATGGAAGTGCAGTATTAGGTGCCGTCATTTCCTGCCGTCCTGCCTCATGTCAAACCTCGGAACGCCAAGACGCCAAGCAACCCCGTTTGTGTCGCTCTCAACTCTTAGCGCCACGGACCTCGTTCTGAGCCGTGTAAACACTTGATCTGTAAACCTGTTCACATTCAACGTTGCTGCGGCATTCCTCTGGATGGCGCGTTCATTACCGGCACCAACCTGACCGCCGGGGTAATCCTGAGGCTTGATTGTGAATTTTACGATTGGCTGTTCGCTATTGTCTGTTGTTGAGTTACGGAACGTCAAGTCTGGGATGACGCGATTGATGAACATGAAGTTGTTGCCATCTTCGATCTCAATCGGGCTTGACTGAATATAGGCATGGATGGGTGTCGCAGGGCTTGTTGACCCATCATCAAACCCGGTCTCCTGATCGTAGAGGTATCCGTCAGGGCTCACAGCCCTCGGCACAGAATGGCTCTTTCTGTCGATCCAAGCTGTACGAGCGAGAGTGCCGTAGTACCAGACATTCTCTACATAGTTGTAAACAACATATCGGTCAACCTCTCGCTGACCTTCGGGGCCTTGGCTTTCCGAAGGGTAGAACCAGATGATTTCGTTGTTGCCGGAATCAGAAGAACAATAAACCTTGTCACCGTCAGTCTTGCTGATATCAAGGAACACGTAATCCCTGACTGTGCAGGGCATGGGCTCAATCTTACCATCGTAACGATAGAAGTTGTTTGTTCCCATCCAGTATGCGACAGAACCCGAAACAATCTTGGCATTCGGGCCAATGATGTCGAAGTTCGCGCCAATAAGATTGAACCCGTAACCATCAGGCGGGCCGACATACTGCATTGAATAAAGGGAAGTGTCGGTCCAGATGAGGATTTCTTCTCTGTTCTGCACGGCAGTCACAATATAAGAACCAGAAGAGAGCCTTCTCTCACCGGCAGTCTTTGTTGTGTCTGCGGCGTCCCAATTCGTCGGGTCAGAAGAGTCCGACCATCGAACAATCATCTTGTCTTGGACTTGCGACACATCAAACGGGTTGCAACCAAAGGCAATAATTTGTCTGTTCTGATCAGAAACGAGAACCTCTGTGGCGACATACGGAAGATACTTCTTCGCGTAAGCCGCGCCAAGCTCACCAATGCTCACCGCAGGTCCGTCGATGTCAGTCACATCCCAGTAAACAATAGATGGGATGTAAACATAACAGGCGGTTCCGCCAGACGCATTGGACACCACAGATGTTGTCACAGTGAAGCTATAGGCGTTCGCATTGACAACGGTGATTGTATGCGTGCCATTAAGCTCTGTGGCGGGGACAGTATCAATCGCAGCCGCGACACCACTTATTACAATCGCAGTGCCGTTTTGAAGCCCGTGATTTACCTGAGTTACAGTGACGGTGTTTGCTGGTGTGCTCGTTTGAAGCGGATCAACACCAAGCTGAATACCATTCGTGAGGTCTCTTGGGCAGGCGATCATATCCTCGCCGTAGTTATCGACAGTCCAAAGGCCTGAGTAATAGGTTGCAACAGTTGTTTCGGGGCCATCGCCCCAGCCGAACAGGCCAGAGGTGCCGCCCCAAGGGCCTGACCCCCAGCCAGAAAAGACCGCTGAAGAGGAGATACCGGGGTGAAATTGGTACTTTGCAACGACTGACGAACCACCCCCAGCCACAATGGGGTTGGGTAAAAGCTCGTAAGAATTTGTTACGAAATCAATTTCAAGGAAGTTTTCCTCCGCAGGCAAGCCATTAGTAACGACATATGCATTTGCGTTTATGATACTCGTAACAACCCATTCACGGTTAAGCTCCGCTGCCGTGAAGTTGCCGAAACCAGTAGCACCAGAAATTGTTACATAGTCACCGATAACAGCACCGTGATTTACGTCTGCTATGACTATTGTGTTTGTAAATTCTGTCGTTGTGATTGGATCTGTACCAAGCGTAAGAGACCGCCGAAGAGGAGTGATGTCCAGAATTGTGGACGAGTCATCGACATAAAACTTGATATTTGTCGGTATCGCTAGATACTGATTACCGATTAGGTCCGACCAATCATACATCTTACGGCACTTGCCGATAAGCGGTGTCTGGTTCGCATAAACCTTCGTCCAGCCGCCAATCTTTTCGGGGAGACCGTTCCTGAAACGAACGTAGTCAGAATCAAACCAGCCACCCGAGTTCGTGTAGCTGGTTGTGTCCCGATTTATACCCGGTTGCAGTTTAATCTTGGCGAGCATTTAAACGCCCTTAAGAAAGGTTCTTCAGCTTGTAAAGCGTTGTTAGGTAAAGAGCGACAATCTCATCAAGGATGTTTTCAAGTGCCGGAACGCCGTGAGCGATTTTTGCACGGTTTCTCGAAATGAAATTTGCATCGTCAGTGAGGCACTTGATGATATCGACGGACTCATCTTTGCAGGACAGGTCAACGTGGCCGATAATGCCTTTTGATCCCTGACAGGCCTCGACAAGACCGTCAAGCTTATCGATTAGTTCGTCGTAGAAGGAGCCGAGTGCCTCGTGTTCCGCAAAAGACTTGGTCTTCCAATGAGCAAGATGTGCCTGATTGCGGGTCTTGAAAATTCTGGAGACAAGTTCTTCGATCATATTATCACTCGTACATAATGTTTATTGTTCCAGCGTCGAACGCAGCCGTACCGCCGAATGTGGTTATCTGGACAATATCAAGGGCACCAGACAGCGTAACCTCAGAATTTATGATAAATGCTGTTGTGCCTGCGTCTTTTAGAAGTCCAGTGACAACCCAATCATTCCCCGTTATATTGTGGAAAATAATCGACCCAGACATTAGGTCCGCAGCAAGTGTGGCATTGTCAAGTAGCACGCCTGTCGTGTCTGTGAGAGAGGCTGGTGTCGATGCGTTTGCAAGCCTCATAACAGTGCTTGTGTATCCAGAGCCTTGTACAACTCCACCAGTACCAGCCCTTATGACCAACTCTGATGTACTGTTCGTGCTGACACCCTTAAGGATAAATGTTACCCTTTTCACCCAAGATGGAATGTTCGTGAAGCTATGAGAAGTTCCACCAACAGTGGTGATGGCTGTGCCGCGAACAACAGAAGAATCCCACTCAGGATTCGCTCCGCTACCATTTGTCTTAAGCAACTGGCCGGAAGAACCAGCAGCAAGCCTCGCCCAATCTGTGCCGTTGTAATACATGACATCGCCCTGAGCATCACTACCTAGAGCAATCTTAGCACCGTTCACAGAGTTGTTGTCGATCTGCGATGTGCCCACGGTGTTAAGTGTTGCGAGGTTGCCAAGGCCGAGTGTCGTGCGCTGGGCAGATGCATCAGCATCATCAAGAAGAGCCCTGCCAGCAGCCGTGATTGTTCCTTCGGCCCAAGTGTCCACACCAGTTGTATAGGCATACCTGTCTGCGGCAGTGCCAAGCGCCGAAAGAGACTGGAGTGTCGCGTCATAGGCCTGCACATTCGTGCCAATGGCAAGGCCGAGATTTGTGCGGGCATTTGCAGCGGTAGAGGCACCCGTTCCGCCATCAGCAATCGCAAGATCCGTGATGCCCGTGATGCTGCCGCCGGTAATCGTCACGTTGCTTGCAGCCTGAGACGCAAGCGAACCCGTAATTGCGCGGGCGTCCGTTCCGTCAACATACACAAACGCAATCGTTCCGTTCGGGATGCTAACGCCTGTCTGGCCACTCACTTTAAATGTGACTGCAAAGCCGCCAGTTGTCGCGTTCTTTACAACATAAAGCTTCTGGATAGCGGGGCAAATGACATTCCTTGCGGCACTAATTGTTCCGATAAGATTGATCACCACATTGCGAGACTGATCGGAGAGGCCGTTAAGAGTGGTAAGTGTTGTATCAGCTACATCCGATACAGATACGTTTACATATCCACCAATAGCCTGCTCAAGAAGAGTGCCGAGGTTGTTGTTTGTGGTTGAGCCCCAAGTGCCCTGCTGTTCACCTGTTGCAATAAGCTCAAGACGGAGATTTGAAGAATATGTTGAGGGCATTTTATATAGCCAGTTCTGACCAGTTTGGTGATTGAGAGTCTGTTATCGGAGCCCACATTGGGATCTGGCTGTCATTGATTAATGACCAGCTAGGATTTTGCGGGGTTTCAAGAATCCTCACCGCAAAGGTATCTGATGTAAAATCAATCGCGAACCCTTCGCGTTCGTTTCTCAGCAGATTAACGGCTGGCTGTGTTGACATTTAAACAATCCTGACGATTGCTGTTGTCGCATTAGCCGTTGGGAATTTGATTTCAAATGTTCCGTTGTCAACGCTCTTGTCGGAGCCAAACGCAAGAACAAACACAGAGGCATTAGATGCGTTCGTGTTGTATATCAAAGCGCCATTTGCCGTGAATGTGGCAAGAGGCCAGCTTACATCATCGAATGTGATATATGCGGTTGTGCCGGAGGTTGAGGGAGAAACGCTTGTGAGAGTTGCGCCACCGGGCGTATAGCCAACACCAGTGATCTCGTTGTCTGTGGTGTATGCCGTTGTGGAGGCACCAAGAACGGCAGAGGAGTTGTACAAGGCAATCTTGAATGTGTCACCTCCGGGGTTGCTGAAATCATGCAAACCCTTGAGAAGCTCATTCTTGAAGCTTGTTGTCATTGCCGTTGAAATCATGTCGTTCTCAATTCGGGATTATTCTGGGCTCGTTGTTTCTATAAGTGTCCGAACGATTACGCCCTTCACCAATAACCTTGAGCGCCTCAACTGCTTCCTTGTAGCGACCAGCGTAAAGAGAGATGAGATCTGGCTCACCCTTGAGGTAGCCATATGCCTCAAACAGACAGCTATAGAGCAGGGCGTTCTCTGCATTCTCGCTGATCCAAGTGCCGGAAGGATGATCGACAATTGAAGCTGGCTCATAGAAATAATGAAGCTCAACTTCGTAGTTGTCGTTTGGCGGTGGACCCAAAATTATCGTGTCGTTATCAAATAGTGCGTAATACCTTGGCACACCAGTTGTGGCTGTCGATGGATATGCCTCGCGAAGGAATGCCACATCCTTCGGAAGAAGGTATTCATAGGTCCCGTTGTTATTCACGGCTATGGAATACGTGGCAAGATAATCATTCGGGGTTGTTACGTACCTGTTGCCGCTCGTGAGATTGCCAAGAACATTCTTCTTCAGTACAGGAATCTGCACATCGTAATAAATGCGCTGTTCCGCCTGCCTGATGATTGTGTTCAGGTCGGTAGTCGGAATGCCATTGGCATCTGTCTGAAGATACCCGTAGATGGTATCTACAAGCTGTGCATAGGTAAAGGCCATTTCTTAGCCCTGCTTGGCCGAGATCTTGACGCCCTTCGTAGCGGCACCGCCACCACGCATCTTCATAGGCTTGGAAATCTTGGGCATATTCCCAACGTTTACACCACGGCGCATACCGTTCTCAACGGTGGCGTCAGAGGGGAGCTTGATACGTGCGTTCTGCTTAGCCATTATCGACCCCGCGCAATCTTCATCTTCTGGATGCGACCAACGCCACTCCCGGCACCAGCCTTCATATCCTTGTAGGAGCGAGCGGGCTTGCTGACGATCCCGCCCTTGGCGAGAGCCATCCCAACACCCTTGCGGGCCAGCCCGCCACCCTTCATCTTCTTGCCCTTCATGTCACACCATCTTTCCCTTGGTCTTACCACGCTTCGCCACACCACAGGCGCGGACAGCGCCACCGGCAGCCAGAGCCTGACCGACACCCTTGCGGGCGAGGCCACCACCACGCATCATGCGCTGGGGCATGACCATCCCGAGGCCACCAGCGGTGCGGGAAGGCATAGCGCCACCGATAGTGCCGAGACCACCAGCGGTACGAACCGGGGTAGCGGGACGCCCAGCCATGCTACCGGCCTGACCAATCTTTCGGCGGATGTCGCCACGTGTAGAGGGCATCACGGGAGCACCCATAACAACCCGGCCACCGTCCATCATGCGCTTTGTCTTCTTTTTCTTCATTACAGTTCTCCAGAATAGGTAATAGGGTTCGGGACCCCGTTAATTTCAAGGCTGATAACACCTACCTGACCAGAGGCGTAAACAGCCGGGTTCCCAACGGGGTTCCATCCCCATAGCTGTCGGCTTGCTGTCTGTGCTGTATCTGGGCGGGGATTAAGAAGGGCCTGCGGATCGTTGATCGGAACGCGGCCCAAGAAATACTGAGGATGATCTTTGTCGAGGCAGTAAGGGCAAACCTTCAAATTGGTCTGCCTGCCAGCGACAACCTGAAAGTTTAAATCCTTCAGGTCGTATCTTTGCGAGCAAAGATCACAAAATCCAAATGCCAGCTTACCTTTTGCATAACGCACGGTCATTAGAAATTATATCCCACAAACGGCGTGAAACGAACAGAAGCCCTGTCCCGGTCCTCATCTGCCGCAAGCTGGAAGGCCTCGTCGGCAAGATCCTTCAGCATCGAAATGCGCTCCTGCGCTTCCGGCTTTTTGAGAGCAATCTGATATGCCAGTCCCGCGACAAGGGCATTGTAAAACCGGAACGGGACTTCGATTGTCTGGGTAATCGGATTGGTTGCATCATCAAGGCGCTTCAGATACCAATACGCGAGTGTATATGTGGTGCTGGAATCCGGCACAGGCCACAGCGTGACCTCAGGAGAATTGGTGGCCCTGTTCACATAGATCTGGTACGGACGGCCAGACTGATCCTTTGTGGGGATGTTGGCATAGGTAGAGACAGAGATGCGGTTCAGATAAATGTCGGTGGGAATCCCGGCATTCGTTGTACGGCACACATGCTCAATGTAATCAACCGCATCAGCGGGAAGACCGTCAGCGGTTGTGTAGGTCTTCCGGCCGGGGACAAGTGTAATGGTGCCGGAATGGACAGTCCAAAGGTTCAGGCCCTTGTTTGCCCACTCGGAGAGAAGGAAGTTTAAACTACGCCTAGCCGTTTTGAGATCATAGCCAGAACGAAGCTCAAGGCCTGCCCGCTCGTAGGCTTCCTCAACCAACTCCCCGATATCGGGGTTCCACGTTGTTGTGCCGCTTGTTGCCATTTTAAAACCTTAAGTGTGAGCCCCGCTCCGTGAGGCATACCGCCGATTACTGGAGCCGCCTGCCCAAATGCTCACGTTCCCCGCAATCTTACTGACTGCTTCTATTGCCCTTATGGCCGCTGCGGGGTCCCAGTTTTTTGGAACCCCGAAGATGCAAGGGTTTCGAACGGCGTTTATTTTTGGTCTGCTGGACCGTCAGGATAACGCCAATAGCCTGCTTTGTCTTTGTCATTAAACCAATCCCAAAGCCTTCTGGGCATCCGCTCTTTCTTGCAGATACTTCTGGTATTCAGTATACTTTGGTTCACCCGGAGATGGAACATTTATGCCCAAATCCCACTCATAGTAAATGTAGGGACGGGCAGACGTTGTGGCGGCAACAGCAGCCTCTCCACCGCCAATACCACCCCCGCCAGTCTGCGGGATATCCCTCACGATGTCTGAATATACGTTGTCGCTACCTCGCCCGCCAAGGTCACCAATCCCACCGCCAGTAAAATTGCTGATGTCACGGCCTGTCCGCTGCTTGATCTCTTCCGCCTCTTGTGCCGTTACCTTGCGATCACCACGGATGGCAG